CCAGGCGGTTATTGTACTCCCGCCCCAGCTCGTAGTACTTCCATGCGGTTGTGGAGTTGTTCTCTTTCTCCTTCATGCCCTATCCGGTCACCCCTTGCCGTCCATCTTCTTCCGCCCGTAGGCCACGTCGGCGTTATATCCGAGCAGGTCATGGAACGCCCGCTGCTCCTCCCGGAGTCGCTCGCGCTCCTCTTCCACCGCCGCCGCGTCTCTCTCGTCCGCGGTAAAATCGCGCCGCTCTACCACGACCGCGTTCTTCTTGCCGAGCTGAAACCCGGCAATAAAAAAGGCCGCCCCAATGGCAGCCCCAAGAAGACCAAGCAATACCTCGATCATTTCTTATCCTTCCCGGTCTTCTCCTGCTCCGCCTGATAGGCTGCGCTCAGGAGCTGATCGACCATCACGTCTTCTGTAGATTTATTCATTCGGTCCACCCATTCTTTTTATATGGATCAAACAGCGTGTCCGGGTCGTTGAACGCCGCCTCCGCCACGCGGAACCGATGCTCAACCTCGTCCTCCGTCACAGGAGGCGCCAGCTCACCGCTGAAGTAGATCAGTCTGTTCAGCGCCTGGGAGGCGCTGTCCACCATGTCATCGTGCGCTCCGCTGGGGAAGGCACTGAACTGGTCGATGAAGTCGTTCACCCACGGGCACTTCTCCGGCATCGGCAGGAACACGTGCCCGCTCTCGATCGCCGCCGAGATAGCGTTCACACGCGAGACCTTACCGCCCAGCGGGTTCACCGGGATGACGTACATCTCCCGCTGCAGCGTCTGGATGATCGCCGAACCGTTGGCCTTATCCTCGATCAGGATCGTCCGCGCCCGGGGATACAGCAGCGACACCGTCCGGATCGCCGTCACCGTCGCCGGGAAGTCCAGGTGCTGGTTCAGGCAGTATCTCAGATAGTAGTCGTTCCTCAGCTTGCCCCAGACCTGGATGCTCACGTAGTCGTTGTCGTCCGCGTCTTTAAACGCGGCGTCCACAGAGATGACCTCGTTGCCGAACAGCTTCGTCTCGTCCGGGTCGTACAGCCTCCACCAGTCACGGTGGATCAGGTTGCCTGCCTCGATGCGAGGCGAGCACATATACAGCGCAGCCCACGCACGAGGACCACCGCCCGCCGGGTCGTTGATGTACGAGTGCTTGAAGTCCTTCAGCCAGTTGTCGTCCTTGCCCAGTTCAGGGCACAGGGCCTCTCCCGGCTTACGGCCAAGCGGGTCGTTCTCTCCCGCCTCCACCGGCAGCCTGATCAGCCGCACGTTCTTCTCCGTGTGCAGGATACGCGCGGCCAGGTCGTCCTCATGCCAGGGGGTCATGATCACGATCACCTTCGCCCCGGCCTGCAGTCGGGACTTGATCGACGCCTGCCATTCATTCCACACCCTGTTCCGGTATGTGGGGGAGTCAGCCTCCTGCATGTTCTTCACCGGGTCGTCGATGATGATCAGATCCGCCGGGTTACCGGTGATGCCGCTCATGATGCCTCGACTCAGCATACGGCCAATCCCATTGTTCAGCTCGAACTCCGTGGATCGGTTGACCTCACCAAGACACACGCCGAACAATTTCGCGCCGTTGATCCGGATCTTCTCTTTGTTCCTCCGGCAGAACCGCTCCGCAAACTCTTCGTTGTACGAGGCCAGGATCACCCTGCGCTCCGGATACCGTCCCATGTACCAGGAGGGGAGCGTCTCCGTGATCGTCATGGACTTGCCGTGCTGGGGAGGGGTCTCAATGATCAGGATGTCGTAGGCGTGTCCTGTCCGCGTCTGCACGAACTTCTGGACTTCCTTTGCAATGTATTCCGACATCTTGGTCTTCTTCCAGCTGGCTCCGTGAGAATAGGCTAAGTAATCCGCATAGGATCGGCGAGCCAGTTCTCGGCGAGCCAGTTCGGCATTGAGCAGGCGGATCTGGTCCGCCCGGGACATTTCAGCCATACGCTGCCTTTATTCCTCCTCCGGCTCAGACTTGGCCTCGATCAGAAGACGCAGCTGCTCATCGGACAGCTCCGCCAGGTTGATCGTCTCGAAGGGCTTCTCCTCCAAATTGCCAAGCAGCAGGCCATCCACCGGTCTCTGGCCACTCGTGTAGCGGATATACTCCGCAGCTTTCGTGTCGCCGCCCATGGCCTTCAGCGTCTGCACCATAAGGACGCCGGCGGCGTAGGTGATGTCATCTTCATCCAGGCCACCAGTACGGAGGACTGCCTTGATCTCATCGGCGTTCGTGAGCTTCATGTCCAGGATGATCTGGGCCAGCTCCTGCATGCGCTTTTTCCTGCGGCGGAGTGCCTGGGATTTAAGGCCACCCTCTACAGCCTTCGCATGGCGCTCCTCGGGAGAGAGCGCAAACAGACCCATGGCGGCCATCTCTTCTTTCGTTTTCCGGTATGCCATCGACATCGACCTCTTTCAACCAACCGGTTCACCGGCGCGTTTTTGTCCGGAAATGCGGACCTCACAATCTATCAAAAAAGGACCCGGATCAAGAGAGACTCGATGGATGTTCCTGGAACAGCTCGTGGAACAGCTCGTGGAACAGCTCGTGCCTTCTGGAGCTTCTGAGGCTCTCGGCTCATCTCTCTTGGATCCTAATCCCAGTATAAGAATATTTTATACGCATACTGCCATTCACTGCCAAAGTGATAAATGTAGCGGAAATTACACAGGGTCCTACAGAAAGGTGGTCCCCCACCCCCGAAAAGGAGACTGGGGGGCCATCGATAATCGCTCACAATAACCAGTAAACGTTTCCCGGCGCAACCCCCGGCCCCCAAAAGGTAGCCAGGGGGGTCCGCAGCTCCGCTGCGCCTACTACTATACAGGGGAGCGAAGCTCCCCCGCAGGCGCCCCCTCCCCCGGCGGCGGCCCTTCCTCCCCGGCGCCCCGGCCCCGGCGCCGCAGGCATTTTGCTTTTTGATATAGTACGACAGTCATCAAGACCGTCGCCCTAAAGCCCAGCGGCCCGCATGATTACAGCGTTTCCGGGCATCGCCTCCGACCAAAGTGCAACATCCTGCAACATGACCACCTGCTGCCTGTCCTCCTGCCTGCTGCCGGTCCTCCTGGCTGCCGGTCCTCCTGGCCGTCACGCTGCGCGTCGTGTCGCCTCGTTTCGTGGCGTTTTGCCTCCGGACGTCACGACTCGTGTCGTTTTGCTTCAGGACACACCCGGCTGCGTGTATACCGTCGGCACGACTGCGCCGGTCTCCGGAGCTCCGCCCCCGCTCCGCGGCCTGCTGCTGCCTCCGCTCCGGTGGATTATGTTAACTAAAGCTCGACTTTTGCCGCTCGCAGCACCAGCCTCTGAAAAAATTTTTTCCCAGTGTTTATGCGGGTTTGAGGGCATTTTGGGCAGTGGCTCGAAAAAAAAGTGTTGACAACATACTGCGCCGTATGCTATCTTAAAATCGCCGAAGGGCAAGAGCCCAACGGCCGCAAGGGGCACGGCTCCACCTCCCAAGTCAAGAAGGGAGGCGAGAACATGACAACGATCGAAGTACTTACTCTGATCGAGGTCATCGCCGTGGTGACTCTCGGCATCATCAATCTGATGCAAAAGAAGTGACCGCCCCACCCCACGCAGAACGGCCAAATCTTCAAGCTATAAACTTGCCAAGAGGTTGAGCCGTCCGGTGGCAGCCGGGCGCCCCTTGCGTTATCATGATACCACGACAGGAGGTGAATGTCAACGGCAAATCGCAAAACCACCACGAGCACGGAAGTGAAACAGCGCTGGAATGCCAAAACCTACAAGCGTTACACAGTAAACCTACGCAAAGACGAGGACGCTGAGCTCATAAAGCTCGTTGAGTCCAGCAAGACCAGACGAGGCACGACAGACATCTTCCGCGAAGCTCTGGAAAAACTCAAAAACGAGGGCTGAAAAAAGCCCTCAAAAATACGACATACTGCGCAATATGTACACTAAATCAGGAGGAACTGATCATGACCACACTTGACCGCTACCATGTGCTCGCTGATGAGCTCGCCAGCCGCTCCCACCTGGACTCCGAGATCGTCTACAACTGGATGATGGACGTCGCCAGAGCTAAGCAGACCAGGCCGGATAAAATCCGCTTCATCGCTGGCATCGGAATCATCTTCGTGAAGGGCGAGCGGGACATCAACTGCCTGGAGGTATTCCAGCCTGCAGCCCCTGCGCCGGCACCCCACACCGGCCCTGACTTTGAAGACCTGATCCTGACCAGACAGGAAGCCTGGATGGAC